AGAAAAATTCTGCTTGGAAGGCTCAAAACTACACAAAGCGAGCAATCCAAGTGTCGATACAAAATTAGTGAGAGTTAAGAAATGAGCGATGCGCCCACGGTTTTTTACCATCCAATCCAGTCGTTTGCCTTCGGCTTCCCACATCGCGTTTTCCTCAGCCATAACACTGCATTGACGAGAAAATGCGTCTCGCTCCCTGTGACCACCTGATGCAGTCCAAGAACCTGTGCCCCCCTCAAAGTCAGGGTTTCCGTCTGCGATGATGGTGATTCCACCAGCTCCGCCGCCACCGGATCCGATACTTTTAAAGTCAGTGCCGTTGTTCGAAAATTCAAATTTCGCTGTCGATGAGTTGTATCGTACCTTCGGGTTCGATGCTCCAAGACCTTGGTTGAAATCTAGAACCTTAGTACCGACCGTAGGCTTACCTACGCGCACGAGATCAGACTTAACCATGATGTCCTGATCCGTTACATTCGACTCGATCGTTGGGTTGTTGACTCCCTGATTGATGTTGAATTTTAGAACCTTTGTTGCGGACGATGACTGACGACCGAACTCATTGATGTCGACCTGTGTTTTGAAGTCAGCTGCGTAGATCGGGTTTACCGTCAACAGAGCAAGTAAGTAGGCTAGTAATTTCATGTTCATTCTCCCTTTTAAGTTATCGTCATCGTACCACTGATAGATGAACTGCTCGACAGATCGTTGATCTCAGAAGCGCAGTTGTCAAAACGTGTGTCACGGATCTGCGTGTAGTCAGCTGCTGCCAAAATCTTAATCGCATCACCTGTGGTGTAGTCCTCAAATCTTCCATTGTATATCGACACCTCGTCAGCCTGAATCTCCAGACCAATCGATGCGGAACCCTTCGTGTAGATCGCTGAAGGTAGGAATGTGATACGAGCCCCGTTCTTCGTGATCTGCTGCGTGGTGTTAATAGTAGCAGCATCGAGCACGAGAATATTACAGTTCGATGGGACACCGCCATCAGCCATGACAGCGTTCAAGCTAGCGTGTGTAGCGAGTCCGCCTGGTGCGATGGTGCCTACGAATGCATTGTAGATCTGAGTGAAACCTGCGACGGCATCAGTGACCTCTTCGAAATAGTCCAGCCACTCAACACCGATGTTGTAGAACAGCCAGTTAAAAAACTCGTGTGGAGGACGCTCATCAGCAGCCCATCCCGCTTCCTTCTTCGATCCAGTAGGTTCAATACGAACGGTAGGATTAGTTTCTGTCCACAGGGGTTTTGATGCAGGTTTAGTTGCCATGCGTGATCTCCTCTAAGAATAAGCCCATTATGCTAATGATCCTCCCACAAGAGGGTCTTTCGTACTACCGAAGCCCTTGGTTTTAGGATCAGGTCCGAAAAATGCGAAATCAAATCTAGCGCGGTTCAAGTAGGCGAGTTTCCCGCCAGCACCCATGTCCACAGTGCTACCGAAGCCGAAGCCTGGGAGTAGACCATCGAATGCGAATGCTTCGAACTCATCGAAGGTGACGATGGCATCAAGCCGTGTACCTGCTGGTCCGATTCTCTCGATCTGTGCGATCAGCATGTTCACCGCGTCTTGATCTGGAAATACATGTGAGCTTTGGAGCTGGTAGCTAGCTAGTGCACCGTCTTGGAAGTGTACGAGATCAACAGCTACGAGCACTTTAAAAACACCGATGATCCGCTCAGGCTCACCGTTTGAAATATTCTCCGAGACCTTCGTCTTGAGTAGAATCCTGTACTCGTCATCCGTCGCTCCTGATGGACGCTCTAATCCGATGATCGTACCTAGATTGTCTAACGTCTGACCGAATGCAGTGTCGAGATCACGAAGGGTATTTAGGTCTACGAGTAGGCTCTCGATCTCCTGAATGGGACCGTTGAAAGCATCGAGCATGGCTGCGATGAGAGGCTTCTTTTTGTACTGCTCTAAGAGCCTTTTCTTCGCGTCCTCTTTATGCGTGGTTATCTCTGTAAACATTAGATCTCCGTCACCGATACTCTGGTGGTGTCGAAATCAGCGAACTCATTCGCAGCGATAGGAATATTGTCATCGAGTGTCGGAGCTGGAGCAGTACCGACTTTGATCACTACGTCAGTGATACCTGGGATCGCATCGAGTGCTGCGATCAGAGTCGGATAGACGATCACGTCCTTACCGATACCGAATGCATCTCCACGATCAACGATCGCCTGCTTCACAAGCGTCACGCCGTCATCAGGGAAGTCCGTGTCAGTAGTGATGATGAGATCCACGTAAATATCCACAGCTGTAGGACGTGAAAACTTAACAGTTTGCGCCACACCCTGAGAGTCGATCACAGTACCTACCTCGGTACCTACGGTACGAATACCAGCAGGCTTCGTGTCCCAGATCTCATCCCAAATATCCTGGTCATCTCCACCAGCGACTACAACCTCGTATGATTTCGGAGGTCTACCCTCACTGTCAAAAATTTCAGTTTCATTCTCGAATACAATCGCAGCAGTGACACCTACGATGTTGAGCATACGTGCTCTGATAGCCTCAGGAGTTGCTGCTCCCCCCACCTGACGAGAGTTCTCAATACGAGATTTATAAGCTGCATCAGTCTCACGATTACGACCGACCACTGCATCCACTGGATTGATCCCAGCTGTGAGTCCAGAAACAGGTGTTTCAATGACCGTGACCGTTCCTGCTGGAGCGACGGTAGGTCCTGTGCTCTCTGCGGTTAAATTAACTGTCCCTTGATTAACGCCCTCTACGGTCTGGGCTACGGTGACTACGACTGGAGTAGCTACTGTGAGAAGAGTATTGTCGATGACGACGAGCATGTCCTGCTGCTGCTTCCCTGCGTCGCCTGCGAAGGTGACGGTGAAGCCTGAGGTAAAGTTACCAGCGACTGTGATACCAGCCCCCCATGGATCAATAGCATTCAGTGCTGCCTGTACAGCAGCGGCTGATGCATTGAATGGAAGTGCTGATGTATCGATCCCATAGAGTCGTAGCTTGAATGCTCCTGAGTCTGGGACGGTGCTGAAATCAATATCTTGAACCTCATCCATACCAGCCACGAGAGTGACTGTGAGATCCGTTTCAAATCGTCCTAATGGGTTGCCCTCTACTGAGAAAACGGTACCTGCTGGGATGACTGTAGCTGCTGATCCGAATAGCCTGAAGCCTGTGATTTTTGATTCACGTGCTAGCTGTCGCTCAAGACCGATGGTTTTTCCGATCAGGTCTAGAGATATTCCAGTAGCAGTGGGTAGATACGCTGAGTTGTAAACGTCCTCGACGGCCTCGTAGATCAGAGCCTCACGCTCTGCTTCAATACCTACGATCTGACCTAGTACGGTCTCAGGAAGGAGATTGATCTGATTCCCAAGGCCATCACGCAGTGAGTCCTCGATCTCTTTTTTAATGTCGTCGAGTCGTGGGATCTGTAGTCCTGCGTCGGTCAGTCCAAATGCCATCGGTTATCCTTCCCCAGCCTTGATGATCTCAGAATACTGTACCACGCCATCTACCTTCAGCCCCTCAAAGGTCACCTTGAGTGATCGATTAGGACTGTCGAAATCTAGCTCGAGAGACGTGAGCTTCGTCATCCCAGGAGTGGTGAGAATGGTCTCAGTGTAAATACCGTCGAGCGTCTTCACGTTCGGGTTCTTGATAAAGATTTTCTCGAAAAATGGAATGCCTCTGAGCAGATCTAAAAACCACTCGCCCTTGAACATCTTGAATCTCTGACTGAGATGCTGCTCCACCTCATCGTCCTTGTCAGTGAGCTCGAGTAGTCCGTTTCGAATGAGGATGTCACCAGTGTCTGTATCCAATCGAATATCGCTCATGTGATAGTCCCCGAAGCTGTGCCAGTAAACGGAGTGCCAGGAACCACGACATTCACCGTAACCTCTGCTTCATTTTTAATATGGTCTACAAATTCGGTCACGATCAACTCCCACTTAGATTTCAAGTCAGTCTCCTGAGCGCCAGTGATCTCAGGGTTCACAGTCTTCAGTGCGTCCACTATAGCCTCAGCAAGCTGTGTAGCGTTCATTGCCATCGCATCACTCCTTCAGCGTACAGAGTTCTTCTTTAAGGCACTCGCTGTCTTCGTAGCGAACGCATGGAATATGCTGGATGGTCTGACGAAGTCAGCGATGGGGTTCAG